GAGCGACAGGACTGGCTCGTCTGGCTGGTCCACGCAGTTGGCGGCCCGGCGTTGGCCGAGTACCTGCGCGTCCGAGACCTGGCCGAGGCCGAGTACAACCGCGTCCAGGGCCCGGCTGAGGCCGAGTACCAGCGCACCAAGGGCCTGGCGTGGGCCAAGTACCTGCGCGTCCGAGACCTGGCCGAGGCCGAGTACGAGCGCGTCAAGGGCCCGGCGTTGGCCGAGTACGAGCGCACCAGGGGCCCGGCTCTGGCCGAGTACTACCGCGTCACGGGCCCGGCGTGGGCCGAGTACTACCGCGTCGCGGACCTGGCGAGGGCCGAGTATGAGCGCGTCCAGGGCCTGGCGGCCAAGAAGGCGCTGACTTGGAAGCGAGTCCTGAAGGCTATCCAGAAGAAGGGAAACTAGTTATGTCGACCGCGTCCAATATCTGGACCAAGACCCCTTCGTTCGTTAAGTGGCTTCTACTGGTGGCCGTCCTTCTGGCCGCCGCCTTCGAGGCTGGTCGATACTCGAAACCTGACGTGGTTACTGTCCGCACCGAAACTGTCGCGGTGCGCGACGAGGTCTATACTCAGCAGAAGATTGCCGAGTACGTCTCCACACACAAGGACCTCTTCACAGTCACCAAGGTTATCGACCGCAAGGTCGCCGTGCCCTGTCCTACTCCTCCACCTCCTGCGGATGGCTGCAAGTCTCCTTGCGCAACTGACTGCTCAAAGTGCTCCTACCAGATTATCGAAGAGCACGAAGTATACACAGAAAACCATGATTCAACTACTACCATCAACGAGCACACTACCACTAACACAACCGACGTCACGCACGAAGCTATTCACACCGCTACAACCGCCAGCACCATCAACAACGCTCAGCCAGACTGGCGCATTGGAGTTGGTGCTCTAGTAAAACCCGACCTCAAGGTTGATTTTAGCAAGGCTCAAATCAGTGTGACCGTCGAGCGTCGACTGTTCTGGGGCTTCAGCGCTGGTGTCCAGGCCATCCCCCAGTCCAACTTGTACGGAGTCAGCATTTCCAGAGGGTTCTAACATGAAGACCTACCTAGGCAATGACGCACCGCTGCCGAACAACGACTGCAAGCCGCACGCTATCGACATCGTAGTGCACTTGGGTCGCGAGGGCCGCTTCGGTGGCTGGGGCGACAAGACGTGGACCGTGCTGCACCATTCGATGCTCACCTCGATGCTGTGGATGGCCGCCTACGGAACTCGCGGCATGCACTACGCCCTACTTCACGACGGGCATGAGTACCTCCTAGGGGACACACCGTCGCCAGTGAAGGCATTCCTAGGCAAGGTTGAGGTTAAGTCGTTTGAGGATATGCTCGACACTCGCATCCGCGCTCTGCTTGGTGGAATTCCTGCGCCCACCGAGAACGAGCGAGCCAAGGTGAAGTGCGTCGACCTGGCGGCTCTCATCATCGAGGCCTACTACTTCGGCACCAAGGAGACCTTCGAGCACATCGCGGATGTGGACTGGGGAATCAACCTAGCCAAGACCGAGGAGGAGCAGAATCACATCCGATACATCATCGGAAATCTCTGCCCCGAGGTTGTCGAGGAGATGAATAGACCGAAGACGATGAACGACTTGTTGCTCAAGAACAGCGAAAGACACTTCCATCGGCTCTACGCATGATCATCTTCCCTTGGCTGGGTGACGACGGAGACTGGACATGACACGCACAGTCCTAACGACAAATTACGGCGAGGCCCACTTTCGACATACCGTCCGCATCGCAGCCGACTCGTCGCCTGAGGATGGCCAGCCAGGCTTCGTCGGGCTCGCTACCCTGGTTCAGACCTTGTCCCAGCAGATGGATTTAGTGCGGCACATTGGAGCCTGTCCGCAGTCGCTCCATTTCTTCTACGACAATGGCTCCTGGATTTTGGAGTCGACAACAATCATCCCGAGGCCGGTAGAGGCTTGACATCCAACCCGAATTAAGGTGCACTACAAACATGACCAAGACCAAGAGCAGCGAGAAGGTTACCAAGGAGAGTTTGCTGGCCGAGTATGAGCGCGTCGAGGGCCCGGCGTGGGCCGAGTACAAGCGCGTCCGGGACCCGGCGTTGGCCGAGTACAAGCGCGTCGAGGGCCCGGCGTGGGACGAGTACGAGCGCGTCGAAGGCCCGGCTCTGGCCGAGTATGAGCGCACCAAGGGCCTGGCATGGGCCGAGTACCAGCGCGTCACGGGCCTGGCGTTGGCTGAGTACGAGCGCATCACGAGCCCGGCGTTGGCTGAGTACGAGCGCATCAAGGGCCCGGCGTGGGACGAGTACAAGCGCGTCCAGGGCCCGGCGTTGGCCGAGTACAAGCGCAAGCTCGCCCTGCCGCTCGTGTCCGAGCCAGTGGCGGATTGCTCACGAAGAGGTGTGCACATGAAATCCTACTCGATGGTTCGTGAGCGTCCCGCCGACTCCGACGACTTCGTGGTCGTTCCCGACCTCGGTGGCGGGCAACGTGGCACCGGCAACATGATCATTCACGGCGAGAACTCGCTCGTTCTCGCTGGTATCGCTGAGAGACTCAGAGGGGCCGTTCGCTGCATCTACATTGATCCGCCCTACAACAATCAGGAGCGCTACTTCCACTACGATGATGCGCGGTCTCACGAGGAGTGGATTGCCGACCTCAAGAGCCGCCTTGAGCAGCTTGCCCCGCTTCTCAGGGGGGACGGAAGCATCTGGATCTCCATAGACGACAGAGAGGTCCATTACCTGAAGGTCGCTGCTGATCAGGTCTTCGGTCGCGAGAACTTCGTCACGACGGTCATCTGGCAGCAGCGCACCACCCGTGAGAACCGTAGGGCGTTCTCGAACAACCATGAATACCTGCTCGTGTACGCGCGGGATGTGAAGCAGTTTCGCGACTCTCGAAACCCGCTTCCCACGACGGCAGAAGTGCTGAGCCGCTACAAGAACCCGGACGGTGACCCGCGCGGGCCATGGCAATCGGTCTCAGCCAATGTGCAGGGGGGGCACGGAACCGCATCGCAGTTCTACGTCCTTGTCGCGCCTAACGGCCGCAGGCACGAGCCGCCGAGGGGCCGATGCTGGATCTACACCGAGGAGCGGATGAGCCGAGAGGTCCGCGAGAACAGGGTGTGGTTCGGTCGCGATGGCAATGGCGCTCCTAGGCTGAAGCGTTTCTTGACCGGCGCCGCTGGACTCACACCCGAGACTCTCTGGTTCGCGTCCGATGTGGGCACGAACGACTCAGCGAAGAAGCACCTCCTGAACCTGTTCCCCGACGCCGCGGTGTTCGAGACACCGAAACCGGAGAACCTCATAGCTCGGGTTCTCCAGATAGCGACGAACGAGGGCGACTTGGTCCTCGACGCCTATCTTGGATCCGGCACCACGGCCGCAGTCGCGCACAAGATGGGTCGGCGGTACGTCGGTATCGAGAGCGGCGCGCACGCCGTCACGCACTGTGCGACGCGGTTGCGCGCCGTCGTGAGCGGTGAGGCGGGAGGGATCTCGGCGGCGGTCGGGTGGGTGGGTGGGCGCGGCTTCGACTTCTATCGAGTCGGCGAGCCCGTCCGCCTGAAGGCTGTGCCTGGGAGTGGCTTGCGTGGCCGTCACGGACGGCGCTCGACGCGACGCTAGCCGCATGTCGGGACAGTCTCATGGCGCGGCGGAGGACCCCAGTCGGCGCGCGGGCGCGGGTACTCATCGACGGCGAGTTCGGCCTCCTGGTGGGCGCCGTGCTCGAGGAGTTCGAGCGCAAGACGCACCTGGTCGAGTGGAAGTACGACCCGCGCTTCCGCACGGTGGAGGCATGGGACTTCGGCTTCCGCCGCCCGGCCGTCCTCTGGGCGCAGCACCTGCCGGAGGGGACGTCCATCCCGGGGCGCGGAGCCGCTCCTCGCGGCGGCGCCTACGTCCTCTTCGACGAGCTCGTCCGCGACAACGTCACCACCGAGGTGGCGGCGCTGGAAGCGAAGCAGCGCGGCTACCGGGTTGAAAGGATCTACTGCGACCCGGCCGGCGACGGGACGCAGTCGGCGAACGGGCTGTCGGACGTCTCGGTGCTGAAGAGCACGCGGTGCGGCGCAGGTGGCCCGCAGGTCCGGTTCACGACGGAGCCTCGGCTCCGCCACATCCCGTTTGGCGTCTCGCTCCTTCGCGGGATGCTGCGCAACGCCCTCGGCGAGACGCGGCTGTGGGTGGCGAAGTCGCTCGACAAGCCGAAGCAGGCGCGCGGGGTCGTCAAGGACTTCGAGGGCTACGCCTATCCCGAGGCCAAGGACGGCCGGCCGGTGGGCGACGTGCCGCTCAAGGACGGCCTGCACGATCACGTCGTAGACGCCTGTCGCTACTTCGCCATCGGCGAGCACGTCGCGACCGGCCAGCTCGTCGAGTCGCACCAGGTCCGCTGAGAGGTCCCATGGCCCAGGTCTCCGCAGCGCCCATCGACATGGCGGCGGCCGCGGCACTCGATCGCCTGTGGGCCCAGGCCGAGGAGGCCGACCTCGAGAGCTTCCCGGTGGTCCTGCTCGACCTGCCGGCGCACGTCGCCCTGAGGCTCGACGTCCGGCGGGTGAGCCGGGTCATGTTCCGGGTCGTCGCCGGGCTGCGGCCGCGCGGTCTGCCGCTCTGGTGGGTGCGGGAGAAGTTCCAGGCCATGGGCCTGCCGGTGCCGATCGCCGAGGCCATCGAGCGCCACTTCTCGCACCACAGGCTCTGCCGCCTCAGCGGCGGCGAGTTCCGCGCCATCGTCGCCCCAGGCGACTGGACCCGCCTAGCCGCGGAGAAGGCCTCCTGATGACGCCGTTCAACTTCACCGGCGGAAAGGAAGCCGCCGCGGGGGAGACTGACGGTGCGCGAGGTCCTCGTACCCCGCCAGGCGGCATCGGCCAGTTCGTTCCTGCCCTGCTCGACGAGTAGGACTTGACATCCTCCCATAGCTCTGGTACACTGTTTATATGACCCGAGTCAACATCCGCGCCATCTTGGCAGACCCAGACATACGCAGGAGACTCATGGCCGACTCAGTTATTGCCCTCCAGGCTCGCGAAGAGGTCATGACGACCCAGGTGCAGGCCGAGGCTGCCTACGACAAGGTTCGAGCAGAGCGTCTGCTGTTGACCTCCAAGTCGAAGAAGAAGGCGCTCGTCCCCGGCGTCGAGGCGGTGGTCGAGTACGCCACCGAGGACAACTCCGGCGGCGAGAGGCCTATCTCCCTGGTGAAGTCGTGACCCGCCGCGAAATCGTCCGAGGCTGTCTCTTCCACCTCGCCCTCTTTCTAGCCATTGTTCTCGGCCTTCTTTCCAGGTCCCTGTGACCAACCATCTCGTAGCCAGGCTTGCTGCCAAGTCACAGCACAAGAACCATCAGCACGTGGCTATCGTCACCCGCGGCGGGGCTGTGGTGTCGGTGGGCTACAATGGCGGTCCCAATGGATGCGTACATGCTGAGGCTATGGCCTTGGGGAAGCTCTGGCCATCAGAGCGAGTCGGCACCAAGCTGCACTCCATCAGGCTCATGAAGAGCGGCAGGATGGGGCTGGCCAAGCCGTGCCCCGAGTGCCAGAAGCTCATCGAGGAGAGCGGCGTCAAGGCGGTCTTCTACTCAGACAATTGCGGCAACATGGTCCACATCAAAGTGGCGCGCAAGCAGGGTTCGTGCTAGTATAATGGTAGCGAGATTTCAACCCGAACCAGGAGAAGAATCATGAAGACCAAGTGGCCGCACGAGTCGAAGGGACAGAACAAGCATAACGCAGGTGTGCACTTCGAGTATACGGTCCACCAGGACCTCCGCGCTCAGCGTCAGGCTGAGGCGAAGATTCGTCAGGAGGTCACTGCGGCTGAGCCGGTCGCGCAGCGGCTAGCTCGCCTGGACCGGATTCTCGGTGCCGGCGTCGGTGCCAAGAAGGAGCGAGCCCGGCTCGCTAAGATGGTTGTTGCGGTGACGCCGTGAACTACTCCCTCTCCGTCTTCATGGGCCTGCTGGCGCTCGCCAACATGTCGGTGGTCTTTAGTGACGAGCCGAGCGAGCGATACAACCATGTCGCCGCTAGGATTGCTCACTTCCTCGGCGCCGCCCTCTTCGCTCTAGCCGCCTACCAGCTTTGGCCGTGAGCGAGGCTTGGCAGGACGCCCCGAAGGCGCTAGTGTTGGTGGATTTCTCCGCTATAGCATACTCATGTTGGGCCTCAGCCGAAAGGGCCGAGGCTCAAGGTAAGCTACGCTGGACCGAGCACATCTCCGTATGTGAGTTCTGCATGAACGGAGAGAAGTGTCCGAACCCTCCGCCGAAGCAGTACGACCCTCACGAAGTGCTGAAGACTAACCTCCGACTCAAGCTGATGACCCTCGTTGAGGCCCTCTCCGTAAGTGGCATTGAGGCGTTGGTGATGGTTCTGGATTCGCACTGTCAGTGGAGGTACGACATTTTCCCAGGCTACAAGGGCAAGCGAGACCCGAACCGATTCAACCCGCGACCCGAGGCCGAAGCCTACCTGCGCGAGGCCTATCCGAACATGAAGTGGTTCACCGCGCCTGGTCACGAGGCTGATGACGCCCTAGCTACGCTGGTGCGCATCAACAAAGGTAAGGTACCTATCATCGTGGTAACGGGAGATAAGGACCTGTGGCAATTGTTCGACTCTCCGTCCGTCCGTATTTTCAACCCCGTCACCCAAGAGTTCCTGGGCGCCGAGAAGGTGGCTGAGAAGTTTTGGGGCTTAGACCGACAGCACATCCGAGCGTTGAAAGCACTCTACGGCGACTCATCAGACAGCCTACCGAACTGCGCGCCTCGAACTCAAAAGCAGCTAGTGCCGCTCATCCGTGAAGCTGGTGGCGACCTCATGAAAACTATTGAGCTAGCTAAGAGTCGAGTTAATGAGACCTGCTTTGGTCACCTGGAAAAGAATCTCGACCAGATAGTCGTCAACTGGATGCTGGCTGGACTGCGAGACGATGTCGAGTTGATGTAGCAGTAGCCGACCTACCGTGCTAGTATGATGTCAGGAGAGGCCATGTTCGGAGCGGCGGACGAGATTCGACACACAGACAAGGATACGGGCGCCCAGAAGTGCATGAAACTGGCTCGCCTGGACCTCATTCCACCAATCCCACTGTGGGAGTTGGGTGAACATTTCGGCAAAGGCTCTCAGAAATACTCTGATAATAACTGGCGCAAGGGATATTCTTGGAGTATCAGTTACGCAGCGCTTCAGAGACACCTACAGCTTTTCTGGGCGGGCGAAGAGATGGACGACTGTAAGCCCGGCTGCCCCACAGACTGCAAGAATCACACGCACTCACCACATATCATCGCCGCTGCGTGGCACTGCTTCGTTCTGCGTGAGTTCATGATTTTGCATCCAGGCAAGGATGACCGCTTTAAAGCCACTCTAGACGCCTTTCAGAAAATGATGACCACACCACCACAGGGGAAGTGACATGAGGCCTACCGAAATGATGCGCGTCGCCCATAAGTACCTCACCCAGTTGGCAACTAGCTCACAGACACCCTGGAAGACTCAGGTTAACGAGGTTCTGCCTGGGGCGGCACAGGATATCCAGCGAGAGTCCATCAAGCCGGTTGCGCTGTTCTGGCAGAAGACCGTAGCGCCCAAGGGAATCTCGAAGGCACTATGCGACCGCGCCGTGGACCGAGCGCTAAATTCTTCGAAGCCAGTCTCCTTCGATACATTGACCCCGTCCGAGCGCACCTACGTACTGGCGGTGCTAGGCGAGGTTCGAGGCTGGGCCACCGCTCAGGTCGCCTAAGGAGCCAGATGCGCATCCGCACGCTAGCCAAGACCTTCGTCACCTTGAATATTGCGGACGCCCTGCTGACAGCGTGGGCGATTCACACTGGTGGCGGCGAGGTACAGGAAGGTCTCCCTGTCATGGCCCTGCTAGTCTCACAGGGCCTTGGCTGGTTCTTGGCGGTCAAGATTCTAGTAGGAACGCTGCTAGCTTTCTATTGCTGGAGATTTTACCACCAGAGAGAGCTAAAGCTAGGCATCTTGTTGCTGGTCGCAGTGTTGACTTGGAATGTACTTCGACTATGGGTACACCTCTAGAACCGCTTCAAAAAGGCCAGGCACGTCCTGCAAGGCGTTTGGACCGTGCAGTTAGCCCGGACTAGCCACCCTTCAAGAAACCCATTGGAGGCTGGCCTGCTGGCCACAATGCTCTCGTAGAAGTCGACCAGGGCCTGCCGTAGGTTCTCGATGAAGAGCGGTACGGGCATGGCTACAATCGCCGCAACGGTTTTGGGTCCCATAACGCCATCATCTGCTACGCAAGCAGCGCGCTGAGCTAGGATAGTTGCTCGGCGCACGCCACAATTTACGGCAACGTCCAGAACCTTGGTCGCTACCAACTGACCAAACTTGTCGCAGTTCATCGGTGCCCAGTAATTCTTTTCGTAGAGAGCGCAGGCTTCGCCCTGGGTCAACATCGCGATGTCACCGTGGGTGATTAGGTGTCCCAGGAAGGCTGCTAGAGCGGGGCCGGTAACGCCCCACTTCGTAATTCCGCCCGGGTCATTGAGCCTATCATTTAGCCCCCCATTCGAGTCACCACCGACTTCATGACAGAGGACCGTGCGAAGAGCTTCGATACAATTAGACATAGTACCCCTTGACAGCTACATAGGTTTCTGGTAGGCTACAAGCATGAAGACCGCCCTCCTGCTCGCCGCCCTCCTGCTGCCTGCCCTCGCTTTCGCGGAGGACAATCGGACATGGACCAGGTTCGATACCGCCATGGAGGCTACGACTGCGGTCACCCTAGCTCTCGACTGGAACCAGACCATCCGTATCGCAGCGGCGGGACGAGAAATCAACCCCTACCTAGGCCCGCACCCCGCTCGCCACACGGTTAACACCTATTTCGCATCCTGTATCGTTCTACACGCCGCAGTCGCCTACGCTCTTCCCAAGCCCTACCGAACCATCTGGCAGGGGGTCTTCATCATGGTGGAGGCCAAGGTAGTTCGCGACAACATCCGACTCGGGTGGGGAATCAAGTTTTAGTTGTCGAGTTGCACCCATGAAGCGCCGGTCCATCCTAAGAAGTGGTGGGTATTCGTGTCGTAATAAATGTCGCCCTCCAAAGGGGTTGAAGGCGCGACGTTAGGTCCTACGTGAATGGCAGCCTTTGTCGCGTTACCATGCGCCACTAGCCCATATCCAGTGCCACCCACCGAGTCGGCGAGGACAGCGGTTCCGCTGCCGATGCACGTAGCGTGCACGGCGCCGCCGGAAGCGGTCCCGACGGCATCAACACCGATACCTCCAGCGCCTCCACCACTAGCGCTAACACCTGTTCCACCACCAGCGCCGCCGACGCCGTTGACGCCGACACCGGTCCCAGCGCCGCCTGAACCGTAAACGCCAGATCCGTTTGTAGCTCCGCCAACGCCGAAGACGCCGACGCCTGAGGCGCCGCCCCCCTCACCTCTTACCCCTGTACCACCACCGGCGCCACCGATGCCATAGACGCCTCTACTGCTACCGCTACCGGCACCGACAACTCCGTCGCCTCCACCAGCGCCGCCAGTACCAGAGACACCTACCGCGCCAGCCGTGGCGCCACCGGTGCCGGAGACACCCGAGCCGGTAAGAACTCCTTGTCCTTGTACGCCACCACCACCAGCAGCGCCGCCAGTACCAGAGACACCTACCGCGCCAGCAGTGGCGCCGCCAGTGCCGTTGACGCCAGCGCCCGTAAGAACCCCTTGTCCTCGTACGCCACCACCACCAGCAGCGCCGCCAGTACCAGAGACACCTACCGCGCCAGCCGTGGCGCCACCGAGGCCTACGACACCAGAGCCGATTCCGTCACCCACTCCTTGGACTCCGTAGCGGCCCGCAGTACCCCACCCCTGAACCCCGTCGCCACCACCAGCGCCGCCAGTACCAGTAATACCTGGCGCTCCTGCGGTAGCTCCGCCAGTACCAGAGACACCCGGGTATGCAAGCGTTCCTTGTCCGGTAACTCCATCGCCACCACCGGCGCCGCCAGTGCCAGAGACGCCTCGCGCGCCAGCAGTGGCGCCACCGGTGCCGGAGACACCAGAGCCGGTTCCATTGCCACTGCTGGTCACACCAACCCCGTTAACGACGCTATTGCTGCTGACAACTCCTTGGTTGACCTGAAGCGAACCAAGAATGGTGGCGAGAATAGCAGCAACTCCGATACTGACTGATGTGGTCGTGGCGGTGGTACCAAGGTTCATCGCGCCAGCGACAAAGCGCTGCACACCGTTAGCTACGCACTCATCAGCAGCATTGGTCACAATCACAACCGGATTGGCTGGTGCCGGAACGTAAGTGTGGTTCAACTGCACGATACCCATAGACGTGTTGGTGGCCGGGATTCCTGGCGCATTCACTTGGGTAGAAGTATTGCCCACATAAACGGTGGCGCCGTAGCGCCAAGCCAGAATGTAGCGCGAGCCCGGCGTGGCTGGCACTAGAGCAGCTAGGGCTGAGCGCTGGACTTTAGTAGCCGCGATAACAGCGTTGGCGGTTCGATTCAACTCGACGTAAATCACGTCGCCGTCAGCCATGTCGGTTAGGCCAGGTGACGCGATAACTTGGTCCGCAACAGTGTTGAATGTCGCCGTTGAGTTGCCGAAAATGAAGCTCAGACCCTGCCACGTTAGGTTACCGGCGTTCCAGTACCAGTTCTCGCCAGTCAGACCGAACACTGCTGCTGGGTCATAAACCAGACGCACGGTACGGTCGTCCGAAGGGGCGTACCAGTGCTCACCGCCGCCTAGCTCCCATAGACGTTGGGCAATGGCACGGTTGAAGTCGGATTGACTGATGATGTCCTTGTCCCCGCCAGTGAATCCGCTGGTCGAAGTAGCCTCGTTGCGGTTGAGCCAAGCGTACTGAGCCAGAGCGCTAGGGGAAGAACCTCCCGTGCCTAGGCGCCAGAACATCTGTCGGCAGTCCGTAACGACGGCGACATTTCCGCCAGCATCAACGGTGACCTTGGCGATAGGGCAAAGAGTGGGAGTGAGCCCAAAGTTCGAGGTGGAGATGTTGATTCGGTAGTTGAGAACCCTGCCTAGCGGAACCGTCTGCGTGAATTCTAGGTTAGTTGCGGCGTCACGGAAGACTACCGAGTCGTTGGTGGTTACGTCCGCGGTGCGAACTAGGTCAATGCTCACATAGTTAACTACACCCGGAGTGAACGAGCCCACCACATTCGGATTAGTGCCCACTAGGACGTCGTCGGGTTGGGTTGTCGGAACGGTGAAAATAGCTCCAGCCTCGGTCGCTGTGCCGTGTAGGAAAACAGCGCTAGCCATACGCAGGATGAGGTTGGCTGCCGGGGCTCCGACCATGCCTACGTCCAGAATAGCTGCACCCCAGGCGACTAGCGCCTTAGTGCCGGTCATGAGCGTGCCGGATAGCGCCTGAAAATCGTTGGCGACACAGGACTCGATGAGCCGTAGGGCGGGTACGTCTACACGCTGATTTCCTAGCCAGTTATACTGACGCTTGATAGCCATTTGTTACCTCTGTGTGGGAGCGAAGGTAAACGCACCTCATAGCTGATAGATTGCTACCTAGGACTTGCTTTCGTTTTCAAAATCGGAGCCGATAAAGCCGAAGGTGCCCATCACGAGCCCCTTGGGCTGCACAGACCAGGACTGCCGGTCGATAGCGCACCTAGTAGCCTTGAAGAGGGTAGTGTCCGTGAGTCGGTCGACTAGCTCAATATTGATATACTTCTGTTGCAGCATAGCTCGCCCGCTTGCTACCAGACCGGCCCCTTCGAGGCCTCCAGTTTCTCGGCCGCGGAGAACCTGGAAAGTGCCAGAGACCCGAAACGAACCTGGAATCAATTCCTGCACCGTGTTGCTGTCGATGCCGCGACCCTCACGCTGAGCCGTTTCGATATTCCACTGAGGGAGACCGACAATCAGCCCAAACATGACGCCGTTCATATAGCAAACTACGTGCGGCGCGGAGACTGTAAGGGGAAACGGCATTAGACCTCCCTCGCCGCAGCAACTTCTGCGTCCACGCCTGACCCAGCAAAGCATTGGACGATGTCCGATAGCGCTTGCGTCCCGTGGGTTGGATGTCCAGCGTTGCCAACGCCCACATCTCCAGGATAAACTATCGTCTTGGTCACAGTGTACCCGGCCGCAGAAATAGAGTCGATGGCTTCGGCTGCGGCAACTCGGCCAGCGGGACTGTCCGTCAAGATAAAGTCGCCGATTTCGCCAGCTACCGGCACCGGAGGCTTCTCGTTCACCAATAGGTTCACATAAGAGCCGAGTGGAATGGTTTCAGGGAAGGTGAATGTCGGGTCGACGAGAATATGGGCGGGCCCCGCCTTGCCCAGATAGACAACCGGCCCAGCCTGAAAATCGTTGCCGTACCCAAAGACAACCCACCCCTCAACATCGGGGAATAGAGTGCTCGACGCAACCTCAACTAGGCGGTATTGATTCCCGCCAACCAAAGGGATGCCCGCTGTCGTACTGGCAGCCGCGGTTATAGCGAGCCCCTTATCTACCTCTTCATATAGATAAGGGCCTACACCTGGGGTGACGTTATTGATAGTGACGTAGGCCGCAGAGGTGTCATTCCGAGCCACGACAACAGATGTAGCCGGGAGGAGCACCTCTACCAAGCCCTTGCCGCGGGTGAGTACGTAGGACGCTCTAGATTGCCCCAGGAGGCGAGATAGGGTGGTGGCAAGCCCCAGCGCTACCTGAGCCGCCCCGGACGCAACCAGGACAGAGCCACGCGCTCCTAGGGTGCCTGTAAGCAGTACGACGTGGTTCACTCGGGTAGTAGGAGTCAACTCCACCAGAGCTAGCGCATTGATACCGCGCGAGAGGAATTCTCGGTTGAGGACCGCCGCCACCTCAACAGCCGTAGCTGCACCGATAGTCACAAAGTCGGCTGTATGGAAGGTCACCGTGACGGTGGTCAGGTTATCGAAGGTGATGACCAGAGTTTGACCATTGACCAGGATATAGGTCTGGTCTGCCGAGACAAGGTTAGCCTGAACCGCTTCCTGTCCGTAGAACACTCGGAGCATCTCTAGGAAGGCAGGGATAGTCAACTGCCGCGACGACGATTGGATAGAATACTGTCGGAAGGCTTCGTCGAGCATACCGACGCCTACCGGACGCTCCAACCCTAAGCCGGCTGCGCGTCGGTTCAGCCAAATGCTGGAGGCGGTAGCCAGGAACATTTGATTGGCGACTAGAGGAGCGTTGTCCCACGCGAACTGTTCACCTACAGCTAATCCAGCTATGAGGCACGACCATACGTCGCCCTTCATGCTATCAGGAATCTCGTCGCGCAAGAAAATAGAGGCACTCGGGCTCGCCCCTGAGAAGGGGGCAGCCGCCGGGCCGACTGGCACGCCGAGGCCAGTAAATAGTGCGTGGGTTGTCATTAGGTGACTACGTTGCCGGCCAGGTCGTGAATGCCACTGACAGTCACGGTGTAGATTACGCCAGGAGTCTGGACTCCGGTGGTCAAAAGGTAGCTACAGTCGAAGAGGTGCGAGACTCTCAGTAGAGCTAGCCCGCCAGTGACCGAGTAGTTGGTGATTAACATGGCCTCAGCTTCATTGACTGGCTCAGAGAAGGTAAGCAACACTGAAGAGGGGGATTGCGGCACAGCGGACAAGAGCGATGGGTAAGCGCCAACGCCCGTAAAGTTGTGGCTACTCTGAGTATTGGCGACGCCCGACATCGACACAAGCCCCGATGCAATGTTCAGGACGTATAAGCATCCAAATGTCTGTTCTGACGTGGTCAGCGTAACGGTGTTAGCTAACACACTTACACCGGTAACGGCTACAGCACTACCCGTAGTTGTAGAAACACCCCAAAACGACGGTACCGCGCCAGCGGCAGTCAGCGAGACGACGCCGCTAAACACAACTACTAAGCGACCGGCAGAAGGTGTCACTGACACAACCGTAGGAAATACGATAACGACAGGAATTTCTAGGGTTGTCGCATGTCCACCGTCCAAGACAGGTGCTCCGATATTGAATGGCGTACCGGGAGGTGTCGGCGTGAACGCTCCGTTATACACCATGGGGCGGTCAAAACTGACATCCACTCGGTCAGCCAATGCGACCACCGAGATGATACCTCCTTCGTATTGAAACCCCATTCCACCGGTCTTGCTAAGCTGAATCGGGAACGGAACGCTGCCTTGCGGCGCGTAACCTAAATCTCCAGAAAGGAGATGGGGCTGGCCGAGGGGGCTTGTGCATCCGCTAGGGTTGATGTCGGGCATGGCTATGTGATGGAGGCGTTATACGGCAGAATCATCGCATTGGCGGTGACGTACACAATGTTTAACGTGGCTGGGTCGCGGATTGTGGTTCCAGTATTCACCGGTCTGAACGATGACGGTACCCCATTGGTAATCGCGCCACTAGAAAGCCCCGTATCCGGCAGTCGCCCGCGAGAATGAATCGCTGTGGCCGAGGCTGCATTACCGACCGTAACAAAGGCTGGTTTATCAAAAATAGATGCATCCGATGAATCTAGTAGTGAAAAAACGGGAGGAGCGTCTAGGGCTGGGAACTGCGCCGCAACCCCGTTGTAGGCGGTAGTTGAGCCGCCGCACGACGCAGTAAGAGCGGCGCGAAGATAAAGCCAAGCGCCCGCAAATGGAAACTGACCCCCAGCAGTGTAGGAGGACATGCTATGTCCATAAAACGGGCACTGGTCATTGCTCTTGACACCGACCGGCTGGAACATCATCTGCCCGAGACAGAACTCTCCTAAGATTGTCTCCCCGAACCAGAAGTCGCCGCTAGTACTTAGATTGCCGTAGTATCGACGCGGATTGATGAAATCGGTAGAGTTGTCGGCAGCGACATTCGTCTGAAGTGAGTTAACAAACGCAATAATCGACATGGTAGGGTCTGTGGTTGCGCTTCCGCCGGTGGGCGTTCCAAGACCCGCTGTAACAAGCACTCGGCCAGTACAGGCCGCACCCCACCCTCGATTAGATAACAGAAGGTAGACATTGAAGACGGTGATTCCTATAGTCCACTGGCGCGTCAACACCATCCAGCCGTGAGCCCCAGAGCCGACCGGCGAGTTAGGAATCTTGGTTGCGTCATAGATGTTCGTCCAGCGGTCAACGCCGTCGCCTGGTGTGCCGGTGCCCGGAGCGGTACCGTCGCTTGAATAGTAGACAGTATAGAGCCCCAAGGTTGCTCCATGACGGCCGAGGAGCATTTGAGCTAACTCCCACAGGTGCCGAGCGGTTGCGTCCGCAGAAGAGACCGCAACACGCGGTCCTTGCATCACCATCGGTTGCCAGGTACGTTCGTAAGCCATGCGTTGCTCCTATGCTCCGATAAAGCTGACGAGCACATCGTTTGAGGGGTCCAAAATCAATGCCTTCTCATGAGGCTGTACCGGGATAGTATCGGCGCTCGTGGTAGCTACGGGGCTCAACATGACCACTGAGGTGACTCCGTCGACTTCACGAACAGCGGCACTGACAGAAGAGATGTCAATAGGACCCGGAGTGGCCGAGTTGACTACCTTAGCGACAGCCGCTTGAACGCGGGCCACCACGTCGACAGCGCCTGAGCGTGCTCGAATAGCTAGCGAAACGATGATGCGGCGAATAAGTGGAGCCGACACGTCTATAGCTGCGCCAGCCGAGGCAACACCGGGGTAGGTGACAACGTCTCGCTCGTCGCCGTAGATAACCCGAGTGACCTCGGCGATGAGACCCGTATTGTAGCGGTAACCGTCTTGGCCCGGTACAAGGGTGGTCGGGAACGATAGCTTGTCTTGTAGTGTCAGTACCGACCCTGCCACAGCAGAGAAGTGCTCTGCGTTGACTACCGGCAGCAGGCCTAGGACCGTCTGCCCAACGTGCAGGTCGTCGGTTACTACGGAGCGTACGTTATAGAGCATTCGAGACGGTTTTTCTGCGAGCACGGTTACTAGTGGTAGCGAAGTGCCTAGCGCGCCAGAGACCCAGGAGGCGCCTCCTTCGATAGTGAACTTGGTGCGATTGTACAGGTCAACAGACAAAACCTTGTAGTTTCCTTGCGGGGCCGTGCCCAGAACTGCCGACGAAACTCGTAGCGAATCGTTAGGTAGTACGGAATTGTAGGTGTAAAAAGCAACGTACCCGTAGTCGTGCAGACCTGGCTGGGCGTTGGGCGCCTCAACCATCAGCCGCTCAGTGCTGACGTTCAGCAGGCGGAACGTACCAATATTGCCGGCGGGAGCAGCTAGCAGACTGGAGTCATACTTGTCGGTGGCTGTAGATGCCACACCCGCAGTCGAAGTGCTCTCAGAGACGATGACTTCACTGCCTGAAACTAGCAGGGCTGGTGCATACAGATGGGGGTTGATGGTGGCGGAAGCAAAACCCCAGGTGCCGGTGGTGGTGGTGAAGACTTCTACCGAGCGCTGAGCTAGAATGGCTGGCGCACCAACGCTCGGTAGGGCGGCGAGTCCACCCCATACGATGGCTAAGCCGTTCGGAATTGCTGCTCCGGAGGCAGCCGAGCGAGGAATCTGCATAGAACTCGCAGCAACAACGGTATTGGTCGAGGTGTCGTAAATCTCGCAGGTAGCCTTGGGGTTGGTCCATGTGTTAGCATCCACAGACGCTTCAGCGGTCGAGCCGCCAGCCACCAAGAAGGAGGCCGGAGACAATGCCACTACTGCGTGGCCGATGCGCGTGGCTCCAGCATCAATCCCGAAAGCGGTGTCTGCCATCCAGACAACGGCTGGGAGCGAGAAGGTCTCATATCCAGTGCCAGCACCACCAGCGCCACCGATAACTAGCAACTGGTCAGAGCCGTAGGCTTGGGCATGATGCCCACCACGCGCGTGAGCCATAGTCGGTCCAGCAACACAAGCGGAGGCATCTAGGTTATAGATGTCCAGGGTGTTGGTGAACGTGGTTGCGGTAGTGGCTCCGCCCACTACCAACACTTCGCCTGTCGACATGACGGTCATCGTATGGTGCGAGCGAGCGACGTTCAATGTGGCCACACCGACAGCGGTCCAGAGGTTTGTGGAGGGGTCGTACACATAAGCGTCGGTGTGCCAAGCCAGGGCACCCGTCGAAAGGCCGCCCGCAAAGAGAACTTTGCCGGAAGCTAGCTTGACTGCCGCGCCGAAAGCCCTAGCCGCAGGCAGTACAGCCATCGCAGCCCACGAATCGGTGCTAGGCGTGTAGGCTTCAACAGCGTTGCTAGCCGCGCCTGTGGCCAAGTTGTGTCTATCCAGCCCGCCAATAGCCAGGACGCGACCATCGTTCAGGGTGACATACGAAGCGCCGACCACGGCCACAGTTCTGGCTCCAGCAACCTTCCACTTGCCGAGTCCTGGCTCAAAGTGCACCCAAGCTCCGCTGCCAGTCAAGGTGGGGGCATTGATAGCTGGATAGACCGTTTGGAACTTGCCGGCATTGTCCCAGAGCCACTGTGTCCCGAAACTGGGGTCGACAGGGAACGTCCAAGCTGAGCCAGCTACGCCGACAGTAACTACGCCCGTTGCGGCGGTCAAAGTAGTTGCGGCGGTCCAGTCTAGAATCTTAGGAAGGGCTACAGCATTGTCGAGGATAGCGTAGGCGCGATTCGAGATGGTCTCGATGTTGTCGGTAGTGACGACCGAGGCTGAAATAGCTGTTCCCGAGTTAACTCCCTGTAGAACAGTGAAGCGGACGTCGTTAGCAGTGCCGCCAGCTACTTGGACCGCTCCAAGTGAACCTAAGGTGCCAGTAGCAAGCTGCACCCGGTGACCGCTCGAAGAAGCCTGGATTGAGGCGCCGGTCGAGGCTAGTCCGGTGACCTGACCACGATTCAGGTAATCGGCTACGTTCTTGGAGGTCGTAGGGGCTAGGCGGAACTCTTCGTTAGCCCAGTCATTGGGGACGGCAGCAAGGGTTGCGTCGGGAGCGAGCTTTAGGGTGATGTCGTAATTAAGGACGCCCACGTTGTAGGCCGCGGAGGAAATATGTAGAGTGCTGTCGGCGATGATAGCCTGAAGAAGGGTGCCATCCACCTGTGAAATGACGCCGGTGCCGGGGCCACCAGCCAAAGTGGCGGTGACAGAGGAGGTTGCCAGAGCGTTAATAGCGGCTAGGACCGCATTCGTGGTGTTGGCGGTGAGAGGGTAGAATGACAGGTCCGTTGCGGCGACGACAGTCTTCCAGGCGGAGGTTAATGTGGTAGCTGCAAACTCGACCCAGTAGAGCGGGGTAGCGACCGGAATTGCGGTAACGCGCAGACGTGACACAGAGTCACTTAGAGCATCAACGACAGTCCAGTAAGCGGTGGAGGAAGCGGGCAGGGAAAGTAGGTCACCAACAACGGCACCAGTGAAATCTGTGGGGGTGGCTTGCTTGGAAACATAGGCACCAACCACGCTACCACCAACAGCAGCGCCAGCCTCGGTATAGGTGAAGGTGTCGTTCGTGAAGATGGTGGTTGCGACGCCAACAATGGTCTTGAGACCGGAAGGGAAGTTGACGTCAGTCGTGTTGACATAGACCACGCCGGCTGGAGCGAGGTAGCTGCTAGTAACGGTAGCGGTCGGCTGGGTCAGAGTGACAGTGACCGTGGCTCCAGCCCGAACAATAGAGGTGAGCGCAAAGGCTGACACAAGGGTTGTTGCTGTCCCAGCGCCTGACTGAGCCATCAGCAACCCGTCACCGACAGTGAAGGTAATGGCTCTGGCAGCGCCGGAGGCGAGGTAGACCGATACGTCGCCTAGAGGTAGAACGTTCTTGACGCTCAGGGTGGCTGAAGCTGTCAAGGGCGCACGCAAGGTCATGTGCTGGGTGTCGTCGCGGCCACACCAGGACTTTAGTCGGAGAAGTAGAGTATCAGTGCTGCCAGGCTGAGTCGCTGACAGGTCGAAGCGGCTTCGTCCGTGCGCGTGCAGGGCGAAGTTCGAGAAATCGAAGGTCGTACCAAAGGCTGACGCCAAGGACTGGGGTACGCCACCTACGAGATTGTCACCATCAGTCAAGCGCAAGCTAGCTCCGTACGGAACCGCTGCGTCTACCTTGAGCCATCGGGTCATCGGGACCGTGTAACCCTTGGTGACTGGGTCGCTGTCGAAGACCACGCTCAAAGAAGAGAGAGGACCGACACGGAAGCGAGAGGTAATCGCCATCAGGTCGATTGCGGGGCGGGCTGGGGCCAGGAGGTGGTCGAGAACCGGATTGGTGGCGGCAGTAGAGGTCCACTCGGCCTTATCGCCAGCATTGGTTCCCCAACTGGGGACGGTAACGGTAGGCTTAGAGAGTAGCCAGAGAGCGCCTTCGATAAATCCGCTCTTGGCCCGAGACACGTTGGCTAGGGTGCTGCCGATGGTTAGCGGAGGTGTGAAGGACGCTACGGCGAAGCTCTCGACGGTGTTAGGGGTGCCGATTTCAGAGTTACCAGATTGGACAGCCGCCGCCTCAGGCTCGTCGCTTTGGATAGCAGAACCCACCAAGAAGCCGAGCGTACTGGCCGCGGATAGGTCCTGGGCAGACAAGGCGATGTCGCCTGTGGAGGCGTAGGTGTTCGTGGTGAGGCGCAGATGCGAAGTTTGGATGGAAGCGGTTGCTCCAATCGGCAGGATAGCTGCGACAAGCTGAGCCTGGGTGTAGACCCCCGCGGCTAGACCAATTTGCTGAGGCACCGCAATCGTCCGAACGAAGTATAGCCGGTTGAAGACCGATTTGGTGGGGTCGTTGAGGCTGTTGCCAGCGCCGGCAGTTGCGTAGTCGCACTTGAACCACGTTCCGGCCGGGTCAACGCTCGATACTCGCATCATCGAGTAGGTGACTGGGGCGCCACCAAATCCGCCCCAAGCGTCTTGAGACCAGATAGCCATATCGCCAACCTGTACGTTGGTGAAGCAGGGCACGAATGCAGCCCCGCTCCAAGCCCAGAAGGCACGGTCAGTAGCGGTCCAATACTGGTGGACTTGATGGGAAGCGTTCAGAGTGTGGGGTACGGCTACTGCTGTGCCATCGACCGTCAACCACAGGTTGAGGCCGCCAACTGGCACGGTGACGGTGGCCCCGAGGGAAATCGACTGGATATACCCGCGAGTGAAGGACGTTCCAGCGGTTAGCTTGTCACCAGCCACTAGCGCATATGTCAAATCAATCTGGCCCCGATTGCGGTCCAGGACGTAATCAGCACCGCGTCCTTGAGCAGTCAACGCTAGAGCATTGAAGAGGCCTTTGATGGACATGGAGCAGGACGGGTCGATAGAGACGCTGGCACGGACAGAGAGACCTAGATTCGAGGTGAAAACCAGGCCACCGCCCGAAACGGTGCAGGTGACCCCAGGAACCTTTGCATTGAAGATGGACGCCCAGGCAGACAGCGGTAGGGTAGAGGTTAGGGTCGCATAGCCGAGGCCTAGAGCGATAGCGTCCGCATCGGTGAAGGTGTAGGTGCTGTAGGGAGTACCGTCGACCGAAACGATTAGTGTCTCTCCCGAGACCATTGAGGTCCACAGTGTTTGGTCGTTGGACGCCAGCGAAGCTATCTGGCCATCCTTCGAGAGGAGGTAGTCGTTCTTGTAGAGGCGAAGAGCGTCCACTCGCCCACCCGGGAATAGCAAAGCGAGGTTGGCATCGGTGCCAGCAGGGGTCGCTATGACCTCGATATCGTCGTTAACGTTGGCCTTCGCGAAGATAGCCACGTAGGTACCCGCACCAGTAGTGCGAGCGGAGAAGGGAATTACAGGATTCGAGTTGATGCTGGCCGTGACTTCGTAGGCGGTGGCGTTGGTGATGTCGCCGAAGCTGCCGACAACGAAGGTGTGCGTATAGGTGACGCCGCCAACCTTCACGGTCAGAGTAGCCTGGTCTGATAGGGCGTAGGGGGCAGCCTGTACCGTGAGTAGGCTGGCCTTAGCAACCGGCTGGCCGTGATTCAGGAAGAAAATGTCCTCTCCGCCAACAGCCGAGTCCATAACGACCTCGTAGGCGATTCCAGAGTCCTTAGCTTCGTACCCGGTTCCGTCGTCGATGACCAGCAAGGAGGGCAGGGTAGAGCGATTAACGTACTGCGAAGAAATGACTGTGGCAGATTCGTCTGGCGCCTTGACGCCATACGAAAACACGTTGAGGCCTAGAGTGGTGCCAACTCCATATCGAGAGCGTCGAGCAGCTTTGATGCGCTCGCGGTAGAGGTCGTCGTTTTCAACGTCTTGACCATTGGTGATAGGGAGGGGATTGGTTACAGCCAGGCCCGCGAAAGCGGGTGAGGTAACCACTTTGATGCCGGCAGCGGAAGCGTTGCCGTCTGCACCCGGGACCTGACTGGACACGGGGACGTTTGCGATGAGGGTCTCGCCGTCGAGGATAGTGGCAGATGAGGTAGTGACGAAGGTAGCTGCGGTGCCCTGGTTACCTACGGGGGTTCCGACAACTTGACCTGTAGCGATGATGCGGTCGCCACCTTGAGCTAGGGTGACCGTCTCACCAAGCCCATGAAAATTTGTGGTCGGGGCAGTGAGGGTGATGGTCCAGTACGCGCCGACGTTCGCCTTGGCGTTGTAGGTTAGGGGGCCTTCAAGATTGGGAGTGCCGCGACCCAAGAACACACTACCAGTTGCGGTGAAGAGGGTGGCATCAGCTACATAGATGGTGGTGCTCCCAGGAATTGGAGCGGCCTTGCCTTGATACACACGGGAAGTGATTTTGGTGAAGCCAGTATCTGATAGGTTAACAAGTCCGGAGGCGAAGGTCGCTCCGCGACGAGGAAGCCTCTCGGCTACGCCGATGCGGTCTAGGCGCTCGCCGTGTTCTTGGTCCAAATCATTCGCGTCAAGGAGAGAAAGGGTCTGTTCCTGCCCGCGGAACTGACTTTGACCTACCGCCTCAAAAATCGCTAGATACGGAGACCCCGGCTTGAGTGATTGGATTCCGGGAACAATACCCTTGGTATCTAGCTCGCTCAGGAATGAGCTAACCATCGACCCGACGAGTTGGTTCAGAGAATGGAAGACGGGTACGGACGAAGTGGCCATGAGCACAGTCCAATTATGAAGGGGGCGCTACAGGAGCCTGCTCCACCTAGATTACTTCCGCCAGTTGAGCTTGTCGCTCTTACGGAGGTTGTCGATAGCCCACATCGGCTGTTGGTTGGTATAGTGGAGGACGGTTAGTAGCTGTTCACGGTTCGTGACGTCGATGCTGGCAAATGGAATGATGTGGTCGATGTGCCAGCCGTGGACTCCGCGGTTGTCCCAGGTCATCTCTTCACCGGTAACTGGGTGTGGATAGAACCGAGCGGTCATGTGGGCTCGCCATTCACCAATAGTACACCCAAGGTCCCGGACTGCTGAGCCGGCTTTATAGTTACCTCGGATAGCTGAGTTAAAACGAGAACGAAGGTCACGAATGAGTTTAAATTCCAGGTCAATAGCAAGGCGCCTCCTCACGTAAGCCGCCTTTGTAATTGCTATTTCCTCCTTATGAGAAACCACATAGACTGAGTGGGTAACTGCTATTTCTTCTTTGTTGGCGGCATAGCGGGCCGACGCTTCTTCCTTGTGCGCTGCGTCGTAGGCTGAATGAGTAGCTAACACTTCTTCCTTGTTTGTCGCATAATGAGCCGCGCTGCGAACCTTCCCGCAGGGTCTGCATTTGCCGCTAGGATATCGGTCCGTAGCTCCGCATTTTCGACAAGGCTTCATCCTAGTAACTTATCACGGCCTCGCGACCGCCGCTATCCCTTGACGTTGAAGGTTAAAGGCAGCATCGAATCGACGCCAGCGATACCAAGCTCCAGAGATATCTGGGTCGTGGGCCCGTTGCGGGTCACAAGAGCAGAGCTAACGCCAGTGAAATTCGAATTGAACTGGAAGACCTTCTTTACGCTCTTCAGAATATCGGCTGCGGTCGAGTCTGCTAGTGAATCGCCAACCCCTACGTCAATACCGAAGGTGGGGTGCAGGGGGAGCGTTCCGACGCGAGTGTTTAATGCTGTTCTTGCCCATTGGATGAGACAACTCATGCCAAAAACTACCGGCCAATCACCATCCGGAGTGATGACGAGGTCGCCCGTGTTCGACAACATTCCGTCTACTTCACCGATAGTCAGAATCCGGTTGAAGTCGGACTCGTTTGGCACGTACTTGAGGATATCCGGATTTGACGGTGAGTCTGAGGGGATGTAGATGACTCGCTGTGAATTGACGGTCCCCACCAAAAACCATTGAATGCTGGCAACGTCGACGGTCTTGAGAAGGTTGAGGTTAGCCTCCCCGTCAACAGTCACTTGCCACTGGGTAGCGCTGAGTTGCTTGAGAGCCAGTACACGGCGCCGCTCGGACAAGAAGGTATTCGACCAGACGGAGATGTACTGCCCCAGAACCAGGGTTGAAACATCCGTCATGTTCAGGAGGTTGCCCGAGCCATTCGAAGCAATCAACTGGGTGATGCCGGTCTCATCAACGTATGGTGCGCGAAGTTCGTTCAACTCAGCAATTTCCATCCACCGCGTGGCGTCGCCCAGGTATTGTTGCGAGAGTCGCTCCAAGGAGGAGCCGTAGGGAAAGGGTACCGCGAACTTGGATTTGGGTACCCGCATAGCAATGCCGTTGGCGTTAGCAAGCCCAGCCACGTACTCGATGGTCGTAATTGGGATGCGGCTGGGAGCATTCACCACCAGAGCTTGAATAGCTGTAGCCGCCGTAGAAAGGGCCTGCATAGCTCGGAAGTCGTCTAGGGTCGCATCGCGGACCTTGACCTTAGGTACACGGCCAGTCACCTTGTCGTAGGTTGCGTTGTTAAGGCCGACCACGTCCGCAAAATCGGTGATGACGCTGAAGAGGTTCTCGGCTGCTGCGCGGAAATCGGTACTAGTAAGCGACAGGGTCTGGTCTAGATAGTCACCAGTAGCCTGCCTCTGTGCTGGCGACAAATTGAGAGAGTCGGGATGGATAAGGTCGTGGAGGTCTGCCTGGCTGTCATCGCTCAGTGCGGTCGTCAGGGTCGGGGTCGATGTTGCGGTGCCAGAATTGAGAGCAGCTACTTCGCTCGAAATGCTTTGAACAACTCCTCCTACGCTCGGTGATAACCCATCGAAGGAGGCAGCAATCTCGTTCCATGATTCGCGAACAGCGGACTCGGCGACCTTGCGAATTTCCTTGGGGAGCGACAGGAAGGTTCGGGAGATTCCGGCGGTTGCGGAGCAGAAGTGAGCTACCTGACGAAGTACGTTGAATACGTTAGCGATATCCTTGCGCACAGCGTGCAGGGTGTTGGTGACCGAGTTGGCTAGGCGAATCGCGTTCGAGATGTCTCGATAGGCCTTGACCAGAGAATAGCTGGTTGAGGCTCTTGCCGAAGGTGCAGAGACCCCGGACGCGCTCACACCGATTTGCCCGATGGAGACTCGCCTCCAGGCCTGGAACCGTAGGGAGTAGTGATACTCGAAAGGTGTGGCAGCCGTCTTGGTGACGTCGAAAGCTAGGGGAGTAACCAAATACGCCACGTCCTCCTTCCAGATGAAGATGGCTAGGCGTAGGTCGGCTCCACCTGACTGCTTCTTGGCGTCTGCGTACGTCTCCAGGAACCGCTGAAGGGCGCGGAAATGGTAGTAACCTGTGGAGCCCTGCTGGATGTCGGAGTTGGTCGTGTCAGCGCTGGACAGGTTGGCTGTGTACCTCTGGCCACTGCCGAGCGAAGTGGCCTGTGTGGCCACCGACGCTGCTGCCGAGAGGGTGCCCGCGAAGATGCCTGTTCCAGCAATCTCAAGACGTTCGTTCTGAAGCTGAGTGGCTGTGGGGCGGTCACTCACAACACCGAAAGTGCCCGAGAACGAAATTTGCCGGAAGGGAGCGCCGCCGTGCTGCTCTACCACTCCACCCAGAGTCGCTGAGACGTTTATCGCGAAGGGCGTCGAGATAACTAGCTGTTCGGGAGAGATGGGAAGGGTGAACTTGAGGCCTTCGTAGATGTCGTAGCGGACCCCGGGCCGCTCGTCGCTGCCGCTCAGGTTGGTACTGGTGGACGCCTTGAGTACGGCTAGCTCGTATGGGAAAAACTGATTCCAGAGGCTTTCGTCGATGCTCGTGGCGATGTCGTATCGCTGGCTCCCCGATGAGGGAAACAGGTCCGGGACCTCGGTGAAGAGGTTTTTCGCGTTATCGAGGAAGGTAGACATGAGCTAGATAGTAGATTGCGGCTAGGTAACGGTGCCAGTACCCGTGCCGCCGCCAGCGGGGCAGGTGGTCGCGACGTTAACTACGCCCTGAGTCTGGATGTGGAGGACGATAGCGTTAGCGAGTTTCTCAAATGCCTTGCGGCGCTGTTTGTTCGTAACGCCGCCGATGGCGATGAGAATTTCCTGAGCAAGCTGGTCTCCGTTCATCATATTTTAGCGCCTTTCTTCAGATTGTCCGAAGCCCACAGCGGCTGAAGGTTCGTGTAGTGGAGAATAGGTAGTAGCTGTTCACGGTCTGTGACGTCGATGCTGGCAAATGGAATGACGTGGTCGATGTGCCAACCAGTTTTAGACCAGTTATCCCAGGTCATGTCAGGAAGGAACTTAGCTTCGAGGTATGTCTTGAACTCCTCAATAGTACACCCGAGGTCTCTTACGGCGGAGCCGGATTTGAAGTTACCTTTGATGGCCATATGGAGACGGCTGCGCATGTTTTTCGTTAGCTTATAAGCTGGGTCAAATTCGCGTCGCATCTTGCTA